ATACGAGATCTAGTACGGTCTCGTGGGCTCGGAGATGTGTATAAGAGACAGGGACAGCCCCCTTACTTCAAAACACCTGAAGAACTACAAAAAAAAATAGATGAATATTTCGATGAGATAGAAGAAAAAAAAGAACGAGCAACTATTACAGGTATTGCTCTTTACCTGGGATTTTGCTCAAGACAATCAATGTATGATTATGAAAATAGAAAGGAATACTCTTACACTATAAAAAAAGCAAGACTAATGATTGAGAATAGATATGAACAAGGGCTTGGAAGTAAAGAGACAGTAACGGGGTCTATATTTGCATTGAAGCAGTTTAAATGGTCTGATAAAGTGGAGCTTGACATACCAACATCATTAACAATAGAAGTTGCAAGTGCAGCTACAAAGAATAAAATTAAGAAAATAAAAAGCCTTTGAAAACCAGTAATGTATATGATCGTAATCTTGATGTTCTTTTAGATTACAGGATGCGATACGCTGATAATCAAGGAGGGACAGGATCAACAAAAACTTATTCACTACTTCAGTTGTTTATTACAATTGCACATGAAGCAGAGAATAAAATACTTAGCATTGTATCTGAAACAGTACCGCATTTAAAGCGTGGTGCAATGAGGGACTTTTTTGATATACTTCAAAAAGACGGCGTATATAATCCATTGAAGCACAACAAAACAGATTTTACATATAAAGTTAACAACAATATTATAGAGTTCTTTGCTGTTGATAGTATGGGAAAAGCCAAAGGAGCAAGAAGGGATTATCTTTTTATTAACGAGTGCAACAATGTTCCATATCCTATTGCAGATCAACTGATGATACGTACCAGGAAGAAAATCTTTCTTGACTACAATCCGGATCGTGAATTTTGGGTGCATAATGAGATAAGACCAAAGGCTAATTGTCAGGTGGTGCAGAGTACATACAAAGATAATCCATATCTGGAAAAGGAAATAGTTGAAGATATAGAAAGCAGGCGAGGCGATAACAACTGGTGGCGTGTTTATGGGCTTGGAGAAATAGGATCGCTGGAAGGATTAGTATATACATCTTTTGAGCAGATAGATAAATTCCCGGTAGATGAGAATGGCAATTACAGCGTGAAGCATTTATTTTATGGCCTTGACTTTGGATATTCCAACCATCCTACCTCATTGCTTCGGATAGGTGTAACTGGTGATAATGTTTATATTGATGAACTTGTTTATGAAAAGAAATTAACCAATGCAAATATATGTGAGAGGTTTATTGAACATGGCATAAATAAAAATGATCCTATATGGGCTGATTCAGCAGAACCAAAAAGCATACAGGAAATATTTGAATATGGCTTTAACATAGATGCAGCAGTCAAAGGAGCTGATTCAATAAAGAATGGGATCGACATTCTTAAACGTTATAACCTTCATGTTACTAAAAGTTCACTGAATACAATTAAAGAATTCAGGAATTACACCTGGGATGAGAACAAAGAAGGGGAAAGACTGAATAAGCCCATTGATGCTTTTAATCATTCTATGGATGCATTGCGTTACGCTGTTACAATGCAGTTGCATCATAAAGAAGAAAAGAAAATCTTTGCATATCAGAAACAAAGGATAAACAGATAAAATTAAATAAAATGACAAATCCATATTTACCGGGAGTTTTAGGAAGATCAGTAACCTACGTATTAAACAACTTAGGCCTCTTTCAAGGAAGGGGGGGCACGGCAGAAGAGATTCAAACAAAGCAAGGACTGGTAATCCTTAAACGGCCACCGGACAGGACAGCATTTGATATCGGCGATCTTAAAACTGCACTGCAAAATGCAGAAAGGGCTAACTATCCAATTTATAAAAAGCTGTTTGATATCTACGATCAGGCAATTCTTGATGATGATTATGAGGCAGGGACAGATAAGGTATTTAATTCCATTTATAAGCTCGAATTGGTTTATAATATCGGGGGCAATGTAGAGAATGAAGTAACAGAATGGATAAAACACCCAAAGTGGTCAGAGTTTAAGGAAGAAATATTAAATTCTTTATTTTGGGGACATAGCCTTTTTGAATTTGATTATGATGCATTGGAAGATTTCTTTTTCCTTATACCCAGAAGGAACGTTGAACCTAGAGACGGATTGATAAGGTTACAGGAATCAGATCAGGAAGGGTTACAATATAGGGAAGATATGATTGAACGTCAACTATCAGAAGTATTTGGCCGTAAGAAGTTCGGATTGTTACTACGTATAGCAAGGCCATTTATTTTAAAATATAATTCCGAAGCAGATTGGGCAGATTACAGTGAACAGGCTGGCCAGAATTTCCTTGTGGTTGAGACTAAATCACATGGAGAAAAGAACCTTCAGGATGTTCAGAAAAGTATTAATGACCGGGGGGCCGGTGCTTCAATAGCTATCCCGGAAGGTGTTTCTCTGAACACTAAAAATGTAAGTTCAGCATCACAAAATGACCTGTTTATGAACTTCGAAAGGGTGCATTCAAATAAGATTCTGAAAATATTACTAGGTCAATCAAGTACTACTAATGATGACATGCAAGGTAGCTTCGCAAAGAGTGAAGTATCACAGGAGGAGCAATATGAGAAATTCCAGGCATATCGTTCTTTTCTGCTTTCATATCTGAATTACAACTTTATCAACTACCTTGAATTTTTTGGATTCAAAGAAAAGGGGAGCTTTGAATTTATGGTTGATGAAGAAATTGATCCCAATAAAAAAGAAGATAAAGAAACTAAAGAACAGGAAGAAGATGGAAATGAAGAATAATGTAGATGTTAATATCGCTGATTATAATAAACGAACATCCTCTGGTTGAGTTTTATGACACAATAAACTTTTAATATGCAGCAAGAAATCAACATAAAAGAATGGAGTGATCTGACAATAAGAGATGTCAAGAAAATCATGAAGATTAAAATTCCTGATAAGCTCATGGATCTGTACAACTCCAAAACACCTAAGGAATATCAAAAGAAATATTCTAAATTCCTGTTGGATGATTTTCTAAAGTTTGCTGAGTTCTATGGTGAAATGATCCTCATGCTGACAGATATCACAGATGTAAAATATATGCAATGGCATGACAGGCAGACAATATATGAAACTCACCTGAGGGATTTTGTCATAGAGATGCTTTTACCTATGCCAAACTATCAACCTAAAGGGATTAAGTTCTTTGAATATAACAAAGTCAAGTATTTTCTCCCAAAAGAATTAAAACTTCTCGGTGAAGTGATACCCGGATATGATGAGAAGGCTATGACATTTATTGAAGGATGTGCATTGACAAGTGCTACGGAAGGTTTAAAGAACGGCGGTGTTGATAAACTACCTTACTTTATCGCTGTGTATTGCAGGTCGGAAGGGGAGGAATATAACGAAAAGAAATCTATTGACAGGGCTAAAGATTTTGAAAATTTAACCATGGACATTGCATGGGAAGTTTTTTTTTGCATCATAGAATTATTAAAAGAATCGGCGAAAAATATAGATACATATATCAAGAATCAACCACTGAAGATAAAGACTTTAATGCATCAGGGTTGAAAGATTTTGGCCACCAGTTATGGCTTTATGAAGTAGCGGAATCAGGGATGTACGGAACAATAAATGAAGTTAAGAATGTTAATTTATGGGAGTTCATAAGTTGCATAGATTACATAAGGGCAAAAGCAAAATTTGAAGAATTAAGATTTAAGAAAAAATATAAAAAATGATAACATTAGCACAGTTAAACACTAAGTTTAATACCCATGCAGCAACAGCAGGGGCAAAGCGTTGTACATTTGGATTTCTTGAAGATCATGCTGCAAGACCTGAGGCAAGGGATATGACTGATCTTTATCCTACTATTAATGTAGTGCCTTTTGAGAATATCAAAGAAGGGCTTGAAGCGAGAAAAGACAATGATGAAGTTATTGTTGAAAATGTAAACGTTATAACATTCTATCAGTTTAACAGGGATATGTTCACAACATTGGATTTATCACTTGCAGGAAGATGTGCAGCATGGGATTCAGCAAAGGCAATCCACGTTGCTTTCATTGAGGCGGTAGGTGGTGACAGTAACATTCAGGTATTGAATAATAATTATAATATTGAGTTGCTACCTGAAGGGATTGTGGCGGATAATGTTATAGCTGTCAGAACAAATGATCTTGAATTAAAACTTACTTGCAGTGTTTAAAGATTTTAGCATATTAAAACAGATAACAGGCAGCATTGATTCTATTGTAATAGATCAATTGAAACAGCAGAAGCATGAGGGTAGTGGTAAAGCCATTGCATCTATTCAAACAGAAGTAAAGGAAGATTTGATTGCCCCCAGGTTAGTAACTTACGGGGAAGATTACCTTATGTATGTTGACAGGGGAAGGCCTGCATGGACTAAGAAAGTTCCAATATCAGCATTATTACAATTTATCAAATCAAAGGGGATTGCAACAGATGATAAAAAGGCAAGATCAATAGCCTTTGCAATGCAGATAAGCATCTATAAAAAAGGAATACCTGCAAAGCCATACACTAACTGGTCAGCAGGTAATGCTATAAAGAGGGTAGGTTTTTTGGATGATTCAATAAAAGATATAGAAACAACAATACTTCCATTAATTGAGCAGTTTGTTGTGGTGAATGTTGAGAATAGGATAATTAAAATGTTTGCAAATGTCAGTAAAGCAGCGTGGTAATGAACTTTGTGAACTAATAGATATAATAATGAACAGTCTTTGCACTAAGGAATTAAGCAGCAAAGGCAGGGCATTTTTAATAAAACTTAAAACAGAAATACAAAATGGCAGTTACAATCAACACCGAACCGGATAGTATAAGCAATACTTCTGTTTGGGATGTTACAACATCTTTAACAGAATCAGCTTCTATTGTCAACCTTCGCTTGAAAGTAGAGATAATGAACCAGGCAGGAAGTGTAACTTATGCGACATTATATTATCCCAAAGGGTTGGATGATATTGATTTAACCAATGTCATGTATAGCTTATTCAGTTTTGATATACAAGAGTTTGAAGATAACTTATTGTCAACGCCACTTAGTAATTCTTTCTTTGATTATGAAGTGAAGTTCACAGAGATATATGAAAATGCTTCGGGAGTTCTACAGACAGGGGCTAATAATACAAGTTCACATTTGAAGATTGTCAGGTTAGAAATCTCAAATTATGAAGGATTGTCATTTAACGATTTTGTAATTCAAGACCCTGATGATCAGGCAACATCTCTTTTTCTTTCTAACTATTTTAATACTAGAGAGATATATAAAGGCAACAATAAATTAAATTATGCATTTAGTTACTCTGCAAGTTCCTTTGTTTTTTTTAGCGATCCATTGACAATTGTTCATTGCACTGTCGGTGCTTCATCAGCATATCATGGTTGCCTGCTTACTCCTGCATCAACGGTCCTTCTTAATATAGAATCAAGAAAAAAATATTATATCTCTTTTAACTTTGACCTTATCTCCGGGACTGCCCCTTATCTAATGTTAATGGTAAGTGGGTTTGTCGTTGTTTCTCAACTATATACCATACAGGCCGGATATAATTGTATTGAAGTAGTTTCCAAGCAGGCACATAGTAGTGCGTATATTTGTGTTGGAAGTAAAGTAACTTCTAATTTTCGTATATGGAATATACAGATGACTGAATATCCCCCGGCTTTCCATAATATATATTTCTTAACAGATGAAAGTAATGTATTCCCTTATATTCAACCTATTGACACAGATGGCAATGCCCTTGATGAATTTTATCTTGAAGGTGGAAGTCAATTAATAAGTGCCCTTACTGACTCGGGATGGGATTCTTTTGATGATTTTACTAACGCTGTCCGTAGTGCAACAAATGCAGCAGGTGCATCTTATATTGTTTCAGCAGATCAGGGAGCGGTAACAGCATCAACACTTTTCACTATTGAGATATATATCGAACATGCAGGAGCAGCAACAATCCAGGCATATATTGTTGAGGCTGCTGTTGATACTACTTCTATCTCAGGCACAAAAATTACTATTGTAAATGGTTTTAATAAATTTTCAGTCCAATGTGACGGTGCTTATGCCACATCATTCTTAAAATTATATTTCAATGGGTCCACAACAGCTCTGGAAGCTATTATAATGATGTGGAAGCCTGCAAGTGCAATAACTGATAATCTTGGCATTATACCTATAACCCCGCATCTTTACAGGGATGAATACAGTAGTATAGATTTTCAGATGATGTTAGATAAATCAAATACTTACACAAAAAATTCAACGGAAATAAGTATTGATATAAAACATAAAGAAGTCCGGGATTCTATTAATATCGAGTGGCTTAATAGCAAGAATGGCTTTGATGCATTTACCTTCATAGCCAGTCATGAACATAATATTGATGCACAAAAATCCACTTATCAAAATAGTGAAAGGGAAAAGAAAATAGCAGATGTTGAAAACGAAGGCAGGATCAAATGCTATACTGAATATTTGAATGAAAAAGATTATGAATATCTTGCTGAGATAATGTCCTCGAAACAAGTTTACTGGCAACGTGGATTTACAAGGATATCTGTTTATCCTGTCACTGACTCATTAAAAATAAAAGAAAGACGAAATTTAATACAAATATCTATTGAATTCTCATATAAAAAATGAAAGTAGAAGTATATATAAAGACAGATAAGTTTGATTATAATGATGAATTAAACCTTGAATATTCACTCAGGGACTATCTTAGCACTGATATTGTTAAGAATAATAGTTCATTCGCAATAAACCTGCCATTAACTGAGAATAATATTGAGCTTACTAAGCATTTGACTTTTATAAATTCATCTGAAGAAGTCTCTGATTTTGGCACTATTAGGATAGATGATTCAGAAGTATTATCAGGCGTTTTGAGAGTTCTGGAAATTGAGGACACAATAAAAATAGTCATTACATCAAATAATTGGGTAACAGATATTATCAATAATACTTTGAAAGATTTAGATTTATCTGCCCATGATCATGTAATGACTGAAGCAGTGATGAACGCTTCAGATAGTGCTTCAAATGCTTTTTACCGATATCCGCTTATCAATTGGGGAATTATGGCAAAAGGTGAAGATTCGCCTTCTGTTGGTGTTGCTGTTGGTGATCGTTTGCCTGTTTTTCAGGTATGGGATATTTACGAGGCTATACTTGCACCATATACAATTATAACTAATATGGAAAGCATACTTGATGAGCTTTATATAACAACAGATATTCCGTATGCTGATGAAGATTTTATTGAACAGGGAACATTCAGAGCTGAAAGAAGTGCAGGTAAAACATATACTGATTCTGTTCCTGCACCGCCTGCAAGTTTTCCAGTGCAAGTATTTTCTGGAAGTGACAACAGGACAATGGAATATGATGATGAAATAGATGATTTAGGTACAAATTATAATGATTCTACTTTTCAATTTACCGTTCCGACAGATGGTGTTTATAGGTTTATATGTAGTGTTAGATGCGGGGTGACCCTTAACACATACTTACAGGCAACGGTTGATCCTACAATAACAGTTGAAATAATTGCTGATAGTGTTTCTATTGCATCTACTGTTGATACGTCAATATCGGGATCGGGGATTACAATAATTGAAGTTATCTCTGATTATGAATATCTTGAAGCATCCGATGTTGTTTATGTAAAAATAACGGTTGTGGACACGGTTGATAATACCCATCCTACGGATGCACAGGATTATGAATTTGTTGTTTATTCAAGTTCCAGTGAAACATATTTCAAATCCGTACCGACAATCTATTTTGGTAAAAACTTCCCGGTAACAATCTCTGATTTCATTCCTGCTATTACTCAGATGGAATTTATAAAAGCCGTCAATCATCTTTTTGGCATAGTCATGTGGATAGATGAGCAGAGTAAAAAAGTATATATGTATTCATATAATGATTTTTATTCTAC